TGTAGATACCCTACTGCACCACGAAAGGGTCATTAACTGACTCAGAAGTGTAGGTTTGCCAAAGGCCTTACTTCTTGTCGGAGTTTCCTCCTATCTGAGCCGGGACTATCCTAGAGGCTTGTTAGGCCCTGATGCAGAAGGTTGTTTAGCTAACGATGGGACTCCAAGTAGCGAACGCGAAAGTGCGTCATGTAAGAGCTCATCCCCGAAGGGGATTCGCTCATCCTCGTCCATACCATCGTACCAGCCCAGAAATTCTGGCTCTGGCTCGGGGGGAAGGACGATACATGATAGCGCTATCGTCGGACTCGCACGCAAGTCTGCATCGATTAGCTTCTCAATCTCGTTACAGAGATTGACGGACAACCCAAGCTGGGCCTGGATCGTTTTCCTATCACTCCAATCAATGGAGCATAGGGAAGTGATACCAAGCAAGTCAAACTTGATAGCATCAGCTCGTCCAGCCAAGTCAGGATTTAATAATCCTGCCAGGTTGAGAGTAAAAGAGAAAGAGGGGCGACGACCTTTCCACAGCGTAGTAAGGTATACCCAAAAACCAGGTGAAATCAGTATCAAGGGTAAAGAGAATAACCCTGTGACTAGTCCTCCGTGGAGGATCGGCCGCTCCGCCCAATGATGGGTGAAGTAGGTTAGGTTCTCTATAGCAGTTCTAGATTTGTTGGCCATCTCACGTTCAACCAACGCCTTGAAGGCGAGGATGACGTAACCGATGGCAGAACTCATCGGGAGCCGCGCTACGGATTCGAACCAACTTTCGGCAAATGCCGCCAGTTGGCGTCCGTTACGCATAAGCCCCGATGGGCCAACAATTGTCACATACAGTATCATCATAAAAGTAGGTGTGACCGAAGGTCGCACTTTCTTAAGTGATGCTACTGCATTCTCAACTTGCTTCGGAAAAGCGATCCAACCGCGCTCGAAGAGGTGAATGACCAAGACAGGGAACAGGTAGAGATTTCGGAAAGTCGACAGGAGTAATCCTGGACCGACCGCCGATAGCTCTCCCCGGGTTCCACTTACCCAACGTTTAGCAAATTCAATGAGTCCAACCTCTGAGCAAATAGATTTGCTCAGGTTGATCGGAACTCCTAAATGTCGCATCAACGCTTGATAATGCTCCGCTACCGCACGGTCCGCGATGACTAAATCGTCACCGAGGATCGCGTAGTAGGGGAACCAAGTAGTCCATCCCGCACGCATAGCAGCTAGCTGAACAATCACATGGTGACTGAGAGCCAGCATCGCCCAAGAGCTTAAAGCTCCTATCGGTTGCCCGACTGCGTACCGAATGGCCTTACCCTGAAACCACCAATCTCGATCCAACAGCCACTTCCAGGCTCGAGCAAATCGTTCCCCAAAGAGGATCGATAAAACTTGAACCTGGAACGCGATTGGAAGGCGATCCGTAGCAGCTGAGAGATCAAAGGAAAAGGAAGGAACGCCTAATCGGACCCGTGGGAGAACCCACTCTTCGATCGGTTTCCACTGATCGAAGGTACCATCTTGCTCAATTGTTTTGAGCATAGAGAATAGGGCATCATGGAGCGGACGCAGCGAAAGCTGTGTCCAATAATCCGTGATGGCAACGATTCGACGTTTCCCTGCACCATCTTTGTTAAGGGCGGATAACCGCCCTAGCTTAGAAGGTACAACCTTTAAACCTTTAATCATGACCAGAACTACCATCCCTGGAATAGAGATTAGCTGGATCGTGAGTAACCAAACTAGCGCTAGGTATTGTCGGTTGATAACCATAAACGTTAAAAGATGAAACCACTGACGTGGATTCTCAATTATCGCAATGGCATCAGCCCCTGCAAACCAAGTAGCTCGGGGCCCGTTAGGGCCCGCGGACTCACTGATAAACCAGGAAAGACCTTTAACAGCCCGTCGAGGGAACAGAGAGAGAACCCGCCCCAGCTCATTAATATCGAGCAATGGGGAGATCCCGTTAAAAGGATCTGTGATCGTAGCCAAATCAGGCTTCGCCACAAAGTTCAACACTCTGTACATCGACAGGACGGTTAACACAGCCCGGACCACCAGAGACGCTTCGATACCACCATGCACACGAAAGTGATGCATGATGGCGCGAAG